AAAGAACACGGTTATATTCTCACAGCTCCTCACGTATCTATTAAAGTGGGTGGTAAGGAAATAAGTGGAACCGTGATGAGACAATTACTTGGTTCACCTGACTATGAAAAAGACAGAAAGAAATTATTTAAACAAGCCTTTGGTTATTTCGACCAGGGTATTTTTAATATGATGACAAATAAGTTTAAAAAACTATTTGAATCAATAGATGAGTTTTTATCAAAAAATGATGTCAAACAAATTATAAAAGAGGCAAGTACAACAACTTTATCACCAACGGATGACGGCCCACCAACGTTCTATCGTGGATTTGATGATTATAAAAAATTCTCTAAAGATTGGATAGATGGTATGTATTATGAGATGGGTTGGGAATTAATTAATTACATTTTAGGTAAACACGCTGTAAATCCAGATTACGACTATACTTTGAGTTATAATACAGTTCCAGCTGTAGCGTATGGTAGAAAACAATCTGGTAGTTATGGTTCTCGGTTTGGTACTAGAAATCCAATCAAGTCTTATAAAGATTACATAGAGAGTACAGTTCTTAAAAATTTAGGTTATGAAGTAATTAAGTGGATGGGTATAACACCCGATGGTAACAAGTATACAGGTGTAGAGGTTGAAACCCCAGTTTTACCTGGTATTGGTAAAGATAATACAGCAAATACTGAATTAGATAAAAAAGAAGACTTAGAAGAAAGATTACGTTTAGATGATGAAGTCAAGTTAATCATTGAGGGTGGAGCGTACGGACACATGAATCACCCATTTGACGACAAAAATCTTACATTTTCGGATTTAAAGCAGATAATTATTAATGGACTCGGTGGTAATTTAAACCGAGAAGATAATGTTACAGAGAAACTTGATGGTCAAAACCTAATGGTTTCTTGGGTAAATGGGAAATTGGTTACAGCTAGAAACAAAGGACAACTTAAAAACTTCGGAGCGACAGCAATGGATACTACTGGTGTGGCATCTAAGTTTGCTGGTCGTGGTGATATAAAGAATGCTTTTGTTTTCGCTATGAAAGATTTATCAAAATCTGTCGGTTCATTATCAGATAAACAAAAAGAAAAAGTATTTGGTAATGGAAAACGATGGATGAACTTAGAGGTTATATATCCAAAATCAGCTAACGTGATTGATTATGATAAAAGTGAAATAATATTTCATGGTACTTTAGAATACGATGAAAGTGGTAAAGCTATAAATCAACCAAAAGATTCAGCTCGTATGTTAGCTGGTATGATTAAACAAGTAAATCAGAACGTACAAAAAACTTATAATATAGGTAAACCTCAGTTTTTACAAGTACCAAAAGTACAAGATTTTGGAAAAAAGAAAAATACTTATTTAAATAGATTAAAAAAATTACAAAACCAATATAAACTAAAAGACAATGATACATTAGCACTTTATCATCAAAGGTTTTGGGAGGAGTTTATTTTTAACGCTTCAAAACAATACAAATATAAAATACCAACTAACGTTTTAAAAAATTTAACAAAAAGATGGGCATTCTTTGACAAATCGTATAAGATACCAATGATGAAAAAAGATATTAAGAATAAAAAGTTTTTAGATTGGACTTTATCATTTGATAAAAATGACCATCAAAAATGGGTTAAACAAAATATGAAACCATTTGAAGTATTATTTTTTGACGTTGGAGCTGAGATACTAAAAAATATTAGTGGTTATTTATCAGCATCACCAGATGAAGCTGTACAAAAAATAAGAAAAGATGTAATTAATGCAATTAAAACTGTTAAGAGTGGTGGTGACGTGAAAAAGATAGAAACATTAAAACATCAATTAAGTAAATTAGAAAAGATTGGTGGTCTTTCATCAATCGTACCATCAGAGGGAATAGTTTTTAAATATAAAGGAAAAACTTATAAATTTACTGGTGCTTTCGCCCCAGTAAACCAAATAGTCGGTTTATTAAACTTTTAAAGGAAATAGGTTATGGCAGGATATAGTCGTGAATCTGAGAGACAGAATAAAGCTCTCAAAGCAATATTAAGGGGTGATTCACCCGATAAAAGAATAATGGTTGCTAGTGTTGATAGAGAATTTAAGGATTTCGTTAAGAAAGAAAGAGAAGACGAACAAAAACGAGTTGATGAAAAGTTAGAAGCTACAAAAGAAGCTAGATTACCCTGGTTTTGTCCAGATTGTAAAAGAATTATGAAAAGACGACTTGATGAGAGAATGTGGTACTTACATGGTCATTGTTTTGAGTGTCAAGTTGAAGTAGAAAATAAAATGATGATTGATGGTACATTTGATGAATGGGAAAATAAAAAAGTAAATGCAAATAAATTAGCTTGGATACGAGATAAAAAACAAGAATTATTTGAGTTTAAAAATCAAAAAAATATGGAAGCTTATAATCAAGTCAATCCAGATGGTTACTCTTTAGAAAAAGAAAAATGGACTCAAAACTTTGATGAACTAAAAAAACAAGCTGGTGAAGCTATAGAACACTTAGAAAAACTAGAGGAATCTTTAAAGTAAATATTTATATATATGGAACGAAATTCAAAAGGACAATTAAAAGAAGTAATTAAACAAGAATATGTTAAATGTGCTAATGACCCAGTTTATTTTTTAAAGAAATATTGTGTTGTTCAACATCCGATTAAAGGTAAGATACCATTTAATTTGTACCCTTTCCAAGAGGACACAATTTCAGATTTTGTAACTAGTAGGTTTAATATTATACTAAAAGCACGTCAGTTGGGTATATCCACACTAACTGCCGGGTATTCTTTATGGTTAATGACTTTTCACCAAGATAAAAATATCTTGGTCATCGCTACAAAACAAGAAGTAGCTAAAAACTTGGTAACAAAGGTTCGTGTGATGCATGCTAATCTACCAAGTTGGTTGAAACAAAGATGTGTTGAGGATAACAAGTTAAGTTTAAGATACAAGAATGGTTCTCAAGTAAAAGCTGTATCGAGTGGTGAAGATAGTGGTCGTTCAGAAGCTCTATCGTTATTGATACTCGATGAGGCAGCTTTTATTGATAAGATAGATGGTATATGGGCAGCGGCATCACAAACGTTATCGACTGGTGGTCAATGTATTGCATTATCAACACCTAATGGTGTGGGTAATTGGTTCCATAGAACTTGGATGGATTCTGAAGATGGTCTAAATGAATTTAATTTTATTAAACTTCATTGGACAGTTCATCCAGATAGGGGACAAGAGTGGAGAGATGAACAAGATAGTTTATTAGGGCCTTCATTAGCCGCTCAAGAGTGTGATTGTGACTTTATCACATCTGGTCAAACAGTCGTAGATGGTGTAATACTTGAAGAATTTAGAAATAAAACTGTTTGTGAACCAGTAGAAAAAAGAGGTATTGATAGTAATGTTTGGGTATGGGAACCACCAAACTACACAAAAGATTATATAGTATGTGCTGATGTTAGTAGAGGAGATAGTACAGACTATTCAGCTTTTCATGTTTTAGAGGTTGAAAGTCTTGAACAAGTAGCTGAATATAAAGGTAGGATGTCTACGAGAGATTATGGTAATCTGTTAGTTAATATAGCTATGGAATACAATCAAGCATTACTTGTTGTGGAAAATAACAACATTGGTTGGGCAGCAATTCAACAAGTAATTGATAGGGGATATGAAAACCTTTTTTACATGAGTAAAGATTTACAAGTTGTTGACGTACATAGACAAGTTAATAACAAAATAAATAGAGTTGAAAAACAACTAGTTCCTGGATTTACACTAACACAAAAAACAAGACCACTTGTTATTGCTAAGTTAGAGGAGTTTTTCAGAGAAAGATTAGTAACTGTTAAATCACAGAGATTAATTGATGAGTTGTTTGTATTTATATATAACGGAAGTAGAGCGGAAGCCATGACTGGATACAATGACGATTTAGTTATGTCTTATGCGATGGGATTATGGATTAGAGAAACAGCTCTTAGATTAAGAAATGAGGGTATTGAATTACAAAAGAAAACCCTAAACAATATTACATCAAATCAAGGTGTTTATACACCTAATGACAACCAAAATGATTCTTGGACTTGGGAAGTAAATCAGAAAAAAGAATCTTTAGATTGGTTAATTAAATAAGTGAGGTAAAAAATGGCCGATACAAGTTTATTCAGTAGACTAAAACGATTATTTAGTACGAACGTAATTGTACGTAATGTAGGTGGTCGTCAACTACGAGTTTCAGATACAAGTAGGACTCAATCAATAGCAAAAACAAATCTTGTTGATAGATATCAGAAGATTTATATGGGTGCTGGTTTGAGTGGGTATTCTGATTCTATGTTAACAAAATCAATGAGATTAAATCTGTTTAAAGATTATGAACAAATGGATAGTGATGCTATTGTCGCTTCAGCTCTTGACATTTATGCAGATGAATCAACCATGAAGTCGGAGTATGGTGATGTCTTAACTATTAAAACAGATGATGAAAATATCAAACAAATATTACACAATTTATATTATGATATTGTAAATATTGAATTCAATCTCTGGCCATGGATTCGTAATATGTGTAAATATGGTGATTTCTTTTTAAAACTTGACATTGATGAAAAATACGGAATTACTAACGTAGTACCACTTTCAGTATATGATACTTCACGAGTAGAAGGTTTAGACCCTGAAAATCCAGAGTATGTTAAATATTTAATCGAATCAACAACTGACCAACATAGATATAAAGCTCAAGAATCAGCTACTAAAACTGAGTTGGAAAACTATGAAGTAGCACACTTTAGATTACTTTCAGATTCAAATTACTTACCATATGGTAAATCACAAATTGAAGGTACTCGTAAGATTTGGAAACAATTATCTCTTATGGAAGATGCTATGATGATTCATAGAATTATGAGAGCACCAGAGAAAAGAGTATTTAAATTGGATATTGGTAATATCCCACCATCTGAAGTTGAAAACTTTATGCAGAAGACAATCAGTAAGATGAAGAGAGCACCAGTTGTTGATGAAAATACTGGTGACTACAATCTTAAATACAATATGCAAAACATAACAGAAGATTTCTTCCTACCAGTTCGTGGTGGTGATAGTGGTACAAGTATTGATTCATTACCTGGTTTAACATACGAAGCTACAGAAGACATTGAATATTTAAAAAACAAATTATTATCTTCACTTAGAATACCAAAAGCGTTTTTAGGATTTGAAGACCAAATTGGTTCTAAAGCTACTTTAGCTGCTGAAGATGTAAGATTTGCTAGAACTATTGAAAGAATACAAAGAATTACTGTTAGTGAGTTAACTAAGATTGGTATCGTTCATTTATTCTCTCAAGGTTATCAAGATGCAGATTTAGTAAACTTTGAATTAGAGTTAACAAATCCATCTACGATATATGAACAAGAAAAGATTGAACTTTGGAATAATAAAACATCATTAGCAGAATCAATGTTAAGGGATGGTTTAGTTTCTTCAGAATGGATTTATAAGAATATATTTGGATTTACTGACAAAGAAATAAAAGAAGAAGATGATAATATAGTATTTGATTATAAACAAAAGTTTAGAAGACAACAAATAGAAAATGAAGGTAATGACCCAGCTAAAACTGGTGAATCACAAGGTACACCAAGTGATTTAGCAATGGGTAGAACAGGTCACGAATTAGACGATAAAGGTGGAGCACCAGAGGGTGGTTTTGAAGGAGCTGGTAGACCAAAGGAACCTAATAAGTATGGTAAAGATAGTGGAGTACGTGGTAGAGACCCATTGGGAGCACATGATATGAAGAAAGGTGGTAGTGGAGCACCTAAATATGGTAAACCATTAGCACTATCACACTATGATGCATTGAAAAAATCAATGAATATTACCACTAAAGACACAAAAATTATCACGGAAGTATCTGAGCTCGAGGACGAGTATAAGAAAGAGGTAACTTCTACAAACAAAGATAGTTAAAATGAATAATTATTACATAACTTTATATTTATTTATGAATAAGTACAGATAAAATATTGGAGTATTTTGATGGCTCGAAAATTAAAGCATTCTAAAATAAAGAATACAAGTATTCTTTTTGAAGTGTTAACAAGACAAATAACTGCGGACGTTTTAGCGGGTAAAGACACTAAGACAGTAAAACTCGTAAAACATTTTTTTAATGAAAATACAGAGTTAGGTAAAGAATTACAACTCTATCGTGTTTTAGCAGAAAAAACATACCCTTCAGCTGATAAAGCAACACAACTATTGGAAACTGTTATTAAATCAAGACAAAGACTTAGTAATTCTAAACTTCGTAATGAGAAGTTTAATCTCATTAAGGAGATAAAAGAGAATTATAATGTAACTGATTTTATGAATGTTCGTCTTCCTAACTATAAAATCTTAGCCTCTATATATAATATATTTCAAGCTGAATCAACTACAGATAATTTCAATCCAGAGGATGTAGTTAATTCTAAATTTACTGTACTTGAAAATATAGTAGGAAAAAAGACCTCAGTTAAAAATGATAATTTTTTAAGAGAATATAAAGAAAAAGATAAAGATTTACGTTTATTAGCTTACCAAATACTTGTTGATAAGTTTAACACTAAATATAAAACATTAAATGAATCACAAAAAGATTTGTTAAAAAATTATATTAATAACATCTCTAATACAAATTCTTTAAGAGAGTTTGTTGATGTTGAAGTAAATAAAACTAAAAAACAATTACAAAAACACCTACCATTAGTAGATGATAATATAACAAAAATTAAATTATCAGAAGCAATTAAACAAATGGAAACCTTGAAAAAAGGAAAAGTGGTTACTGAAAAACAAGTTTTAAATTTAATGAGATACTATGAACTTGTAAAAGAGGTTAAAAATGTCCACAAGTAGACAAATTGAACTACTAAGAAAAATAGTCAGAGAACTAATTCAACAAGAGTTGGGTGAAGCATCAACGACTGGTAATTTAGATGGTGGTGCAGGGCCTCCAAAAACTCCATACGCTTTTCAAACTAAACCTAAATCTAAAAAAGATAAAGAAAAAGAAAAAGCTATAATGAAGGCTATGGGTTATACTAAAGTAAATGAAGGTCGTTATCACGATTGGAGAAATGACGAAACAATGACACCAAAACAAAAAATTGGTAGGTCAGTTAGAGAAGTCAGACACGCTTTAGACTCTTTAGATAAAACAATTAAAATGAATGTTCGTCTTAAAAATGAGTTAAATGTGGATTCACGAAATTATTGGAAAAATACACATAAGGCACTCTCAAAGATTTCAGAAAGATTAGTTAAATTAGCAACTAAAGTAGGAAGTTTAAAATAATGAAACAACTTATAGTCGATTATTTACCATTTCAGA